GCGATTACGGAAACACTGGTGAAATTATATTCAGTGCTACTCATGTGTATATCTACACAGGTGTAGCTGATGGTTGGGGGAGATGCACCATAGAAACAGGTTTCTAACTGGCGTTGCAAAATAGTTTGTATTTTGATAGATATGTTATATAAAATATTTAAGGAGAAAGGATATGCAGGATGAAAGGATAGATCGAGATATACATGATATGCGTGAAGATATCACGGAGATAAAGCAGATATTGACAGCCATACAAACAAACTGTAAATACCAGATTGATAATACTAAAAAGCTAGACAAACAGATCAATGGTAATGGAAGAGCAGGTGTGGCACAAAGAATGTCCAGGCTTGAAATATCTATGTACATAATCATAGCATACCATGTTATAACTGATCCTTTTTTCCGCAGCTTAATGGGTATATGGAAATGAACAACAAAGGGTATTTACATTTAGGAATAAGAAGTGAACCGTATATAATAATGTTGGAAAGGATTGTATATACTAAGGCATATACAATGGGTAAGATGTATGTAGGCCACAAAGTGTATGACACCCTTGAACCACCGGAGCGAGAGGATAAGCCGAGATGTATACCGCCCGGGGTATATACTATACTACTAGAGCCTTCCCCTAGACTCAATGGTGAGATAGTTCCTGAATTAAAAGATGTGCCAGACTTTACAGATATACAGATACATCCTGGCAATTACCCTCAGGATACAGCAGGGTGCATATTACCAGGGTTATATGCAACAGAGTGTGCAGTGTATAGAAGCAGAGATGCTTTTGAAGAGATCAGAGATTACATAGATAACTATAGTGATATCCTGATCCATATTAAAGATAGGAGGACAGTATGAACTTTCCAAGAATTAATCTAAAGAGTGTGTTAGGTATTTTAGGACACGTTAAAAAGTTACCATTGCTTTTTACATACCTTAAAGCAGCTCAGGAATATGTTAAGCTATTCAAACTTATAGGCGATGGGTTAAAAACTCCAGCTTGTAATTTTATTTTTGAACTTAGAAAAGCTGTAAAGTCTCTTGAGGAAAGAGCTAACAAGGTAGATCTTGATGGTGACGGTGATCCATTGAATGATATTGATGATGGTATCTATGAACATCTTGACGATGCTTTAGAACAGATACTTGAGTATTTTCATTTGACTGATGAATATAACGAGTTGGTCAAGCTTGACAAAGCTGTAGGATAAAGAGTATAATATTTAAATCTTCTGAAGATTCTGACAGAGTAGTGTCCTTGAAGGAGAAGCAGAATGATAAACGATAGAGAGCTTTTCAGCTCTCTATTTTTTATACCTTTTAGTTTTAAATCCCTCTGCCTTGATCGGCAGGCCTTCATATATTGAACTGGACTGAGCCATGATAGCACTAAGTTCTTCATGCTCCAGTGTCTGGCTCTCAACAACAATCTCATCATGCACGTGCATAACAATTTTATGTCCTGCTCTGGCTACTCTGAGCAGAGCATCAGAAAGAAGATCTCTTGCTACAGCTTGAGTGATATTCTCAGCAAGCTTACCACCATATGTGCTTATCCTTTTCCACTTCTTTGTGAAGGTATCAACACCCATGTAAGTTACCTGAAGTGTCTCCTTTCCCCAGGGGGTCATAACCATTTTTAATTCTGGTTCATAATAGAATAAGTGTCTGCCTGATGGTAGTCTTATTAATAAGAATTTACGGTCATCAGATAATAGGATTGAAGTATTATTGTAGTGGACTGGCTGGCCTGTCTGGATAACCTGTGTAACATATTTATTCAACCTGTTCCAGTATGCCACAGTAGGCTGTCTGCTTTTTCTCCAGGCATTTTTAATTTTGTTGGCTTCATTATCGGATACAGACACACCATAATTTGCAGCCATAGAATGAAAGGCATTTGCTCCACCCTGATAACCCAGTGCAAGCTCAGCTACCTTACCTATCTGTCTCTCTGACTTATCCACATCCTGGGGAAGTTTACCGTATATAGTAGCTGCATTAATCTTGTAAAGATCTATACCTTCCCTATACATATTCAGTATGTTCTTTTCTCCTGCAAGCCAGGCTAGAACTCTGCCTTCAATCGAACTGAAGTCTGATACCACTAGCCAGGAATTATCAGGTGCTGTGATTACAGATCTTGTAAGCTTCTTGCATACCTCTATATAATGTCCATACATAACCTTCAGTGTGGTTGTGTCATTCTTAATAAGTTCAATAGGAATGGTATCATCTTTAAAGCTATCTCTTGCCAGGTTCTGTGGCTGGTATCCTACACCAGTCCATCGACCGGTTGATGCTCCATGATACACAAGGGATCCTTTGATCCTGTTATCGTTACATATCCTATGCTCAGCAGCTATGAACTTCTTCACAGACTTGCAAGCTATTCTCTGCCTGAGTAATAAGGATTGCTTGACAATACCTGTTGTTTCATTAAGAGCTTTGCATACTCTGGCTTTAGTAAGATCTGCAATCTTGTATCCATTATGCTCAAGCCACAAGATATACTTTTCTTTTTGATCTGGTGATTCCACCATTCCTTTTGTAAGATGCTGAAATTCCTTAAGAGTCTCTTCACTGTCGCATTCTACAAGTTGATTAATGATAGTAACCAGATCTCTGTCAACCAGGAAACCTGTTTTATTAATCCTTTTGTCTAGTAACCATACGTCTCTTTCAGTAGGAAGTATAAACTTAGCATATGTCTTCAACCTCTTCATCAGTTGCATCTCAATCAATGTGTCCTGGTGACAGTATTCTCCCAGTCTCCTGAGACTTTTTTCATCTTCAATGAACTTCTGCTCAAACATCTCTGATTGATTGCTTGTATCGATAGGTTTAGCCATTTTCATCATGAGATTCTTACCTTCTATATCCTTGCCCTGTTCAATCCCTATAGCAGCACAAGCATTTGCAAGTGATCTGGGAAATCCCATCATTATAGCTACTGCCATTGTACAACTACACCTGTCTAGATCTAGTGCAGGGAACCCTCTTTTCTTGTGCATCTTCTCATTCCATAAAGCATATTCAAACTCCAGATTATAAGCATAGATCCTTACATTCTTATCATTGAGAATCTCAGTTAATCTTTGCTTGGATATTGTAGATAGCTCAGGTCTGACAGGACAGTACAGAGCTGCTTCCTCTTCAGAGAATCTGATTGATATAAGTGTAATCTCTGTATCAGGATGTTCAGCATATCGATAAGCACCGACCTGTGTGAGGTCGATGCTTGATCTTGTTTCTATATCTAAAGATATATTCTGCATTAAAAGGGAGCCTCATCAGAAGTAGGCCTGTTTGGATCTGTGTGCGGATCGTAAGCCGGCCGATTAAAAGTAGGCTGAGTCTGAGGTTGAGCAGGTGGAGCCTGATAAACTGGAGTTTGAGGTTGAGCAGGTGGAGCCTGATAAACTGGAGTTTGAGGTTGAGCAGGTGGTGCTTGTGTAGCAGGTTGTTGCTGAATGAACTGGCCAAAAGCTTCATTAGCTGACTGTCTTGTACCAGCGAAAGGTGTATCATCTTTGACAAACATAATATTCTGCAGACTGAAAGCTATACCTTTACCAGCTTTCTGATAATAGTATGCAGACACTTGAGCTCTGCACCAGCAACCTGGATACAGCTTGTCCTTATTCATAGCAGTTACAGGTTGGCCAAAAGTATCACACATACCAGGTTGGTACTTGTTGTTAGCATTTACGAGTGTACAATTGTGGTAGTCTGGTGATTCCTTTGTGTTGCCATCTGTAAAAGGAAGTCTAACTCCAGCAGGTACTCCATTTGGAAAGGCTTCTGCAATCACTGCATCTACAGCAGCTTTCATGGCTGTGAAGTCTGAGTTGTTTGGGATAACCATTTGGATACTGTACTTTCCGTTCTGCTCGTCCGGTGCAAATAGTTTCGGGAAACTTAATCTAAATAACGGTGTGAAACATTCTTTACTCATAATAATATTCTCCTTAATTATAGTAGTGCCGCATCAGTGAAAACTTGTGCAGCTGTTTTAAATTCTATTGCTTGTCTTTTATCACTTTCTCTTACCAGTGTTGGTGCACCCTCTGGCTTGTAAATCAGTTCCTGAACTTTGTTCATTACTTCTTTACTTACTTTAGCTTTCTTTAATGTCTGTTCTACCTGGTTAGGTGTCTTAAGCTGTGGTTCTTTGTATATGTCATATTCCCCGAATTGAAGTTTAAGCTTACCTGGGTCTGACCATTGCCTGTATTTTTTACCCTCTACCAGTTTATACCCAGGTACATCTTCACCGTTCCTGATCTTCTGGGAAGCATAATTCTTGACGGAGTCTATGTACATGCTTAACAATGAGCTTGCATCCAGGATATTCCGGATCTGCTCTGTTGTAAGATCTTCAGGAGCCGGTAAATCAATTTCAGTAATCGGGGTATTACCTTTCATCGGTACACCTGTTTTCTCTTCTATGTCATTCTGAAATTCAGGACATTTGCATTTTGCTTTACACCATTTACACCAACCATCAGGATCAGGGTCTCTTTTAAATTCAGGCTTTCCTGACTCTGCTTTAATTGCAGCAGGTATAAGTATATTGTCTTTAAAGAAAAGCAGATCTTCAGGTGTCATGGTATATGTTGTAATACCATCAGGTGTTACCTTGTCTCTTCCTCTTGGTTGTACCACACTCATCTTAATTTCAGAGCAGTCAATATCCATAGCGGCTAAAGAATATATCATCATCTGGTAATTTCTTTTAGCATCAACCTGAACACCTTGACCGTATTTAAAATCTATTACATGACATATGCCTAAAGGCTCAATAATAACTGCATCAGCTGTGCCGTATATGCCTTGCTTTTCAATACCATCTTTAAAACCTTTGACTTTAACTTTCTTTTCTACACCTAGTATGGCTGAAGGATATTTTTTAACTTCCCTTCTTACAAAGTCTAAGTATATCTGAACAGCAGCAGCCATTTCTTTTGTGACTTCAAACTTGCTGCCATCATCATTAATTATTATCTCCGCTATGTATGCATCGGCATCCATATCTTCTTTAAGGCATCTTTCGGCCAGCTCATGTGCAGCTGTTCCTTCCTGAGCATAGCTACTGGTGGTATCCTCTATGCCTTCAGATAACTTTAAACTTCCTGGACAGTTGACCCAGGTTTTAGCTCCGCTTGGAGAATGTTTGCTGTGTTGTGACATTATATTTCTCCTTTATTTTTAACATATTCCTGGCAAGCTTTTACTACATCTTCATAGTAGTCTGCCTTTACTGCTGATACTGTGTTAACACCTGTGGTCTGTTGAAGTATAGTAAGCATGTCACCTCTTCTGATTGCATCAACCTGACCATCTGCTCCAACTGCTCCTCTTACTTTAAGCAGCCATGATCTGACATCTTCTATGCCAATGCCTTCATCTTCTACTTCCTTGACTTCTTTACTTGGACAAGATGCATATTCTGTACCATCCCAAAGTGCACCTCTACCACACCTGTCCACATTGTATACACAGTCTTTACAAATCTTAGGTACAAACTTTTCAGGTGTTGGTGCAGGTGAAACTGTCTCTATAGGTACCTCTGTTGTCTCTACTTCCACCGCTGCTTCTGGTTCTGGTTCTGGCTCAGGCCGAATACTACTAATCACTTCAGCAGCATTGTTCTGAAGATCTTCAAAAAAAGCTTTGAGTCTCTTAGTTTGCCACTTGTTGTTGTATTCAATACCTAGCTTATCCAGTTCATGCTTGATATATGCTCTTTCATGCTTGTGTCCTGCTAATTCCCATGCTTCCTTTTCTACAGTTTCTTTAGGTGGTTCTGGTGCAGGATCAGGTGCTACATATTCCTCTGCTGGATGATTCTCAGGTACAGTAATAGTTGAGATATCTTCCATCTGCTGCCTCATCTTTTCAGCGTGTTCCTTAGCTTCTTTGCATACTGCGTGCTGTGTTTCATAGAACGCATTATGCTCAGCTGTAACAGCTTTAACATACTCGCAATAGGCGTCCACACCTCTGCACACTGCATTGATCAGTCTCTTTAACTCATTCATCATTTTACTTCTCTCCTTTGAAATGATTGTTCAGTTCTGATAAGCAAGCACCATCAAGAGCAGTTGATATAACCTTTTGTTTTCTCACAATAGATTTCCCTATACGTGCATCAATGGTGTTGTCCAGAACTAGGTACTTAACTAACACTTTATTATCCTGTCCTATTCTCCAAACTCTATCTGATGCCTGTTCCATCTTTCCAGGTCTCCAGTCCAGCTCACAGAATAGTACTGTACTTGCAGCTGTGAGTGTGATTCCTACTCCAGCAGCTACAATATTTCCTACAAATAACTTTACATCCTTGTCATTCTGGAATCGGTTTTTAATGTCCTCTCTTTTCTTTGCAGGTGTTGCTCCTGTAATACATACAGCAATGTCTTTAAACTCTTCCATAATAGCTGCTATGACATCTCTATGATATGCAAACACTACAAGTTTATCCTGCTGACTTAAACAGTTTTTAATCTCTTCTAGCATGAAAGGAACTTTGGCCATGCCTGCAACTTTCCTTGCCACAGCCATCTCATCCAGTAGTAGCTTCTTGGTGAACTCAAGCTTCTCGATCTCCCTACTTATGTTAGTCTCGCCTAACAGTTCTTTCTCAAGCAGAATAGCCAGAGCTTCCTGAACCTTAAGCAGAAGTTGCTTGATACCTTTCTCCTGCTTACCCTTCCCAACAATACAAAGTTGTTCAGTTTTTGCAGGCAGCTGAGGTAAGACTTCCAGCTTGTCCCTTCTAATCATGATATCCTGGAGCTTCTCGAACAGCTCTTCACAGTTACTAGATCCTTCAAAGTTATACTTTTCTTTGACTCCGTTCTTTGTGTAGATCCTGTTGATCCATCCATTACAATATCTCATGCCGAATTCATTGTAGACAGGGAACAGCGACTTATCCAGACTATAGCACAAAGGCCATATCTCTCTAGGTCTGTTTTCAATCGGAGTCCCTGTCACAAATATTTTCTTTTTGGCTGGTATACCCGGCTGGTCATAACCATAATAAGGATTCATGATAATGGTTTTAGTTCTTCCACTGGTCTGTTCCTTCAGGTAATGAGCTTCATCCACTACTAATAGATCCCATTCTCTACTGAGAATAGCATCCATGTTCTTTTGCACGATTGCAAAATTGACAATTACAAAGTTATTCTCTATAATGGCATCTTTGTTTCTTCCCTCGACAACCCCATAAGAGTAAGAGCCTGTAATCCATTTGCAGGCTTCTTTCTTCCAGTTATACTTTACTATAGCTGGACATATTACCAGTATAGTTTTGTACTTCATGAGATTGATAAGGCCTAATACCTGAATAGTCTTACCGAGTCCCATAGGATCAGCCAGCAAGACGTTATTCATCTTAGCCATTCTAATGATACCTTCTTTTTGATATGGAAGGTAAGATAGATTTTCAGGTACAGGTATGCTCATTTATTTTCCTTATTTATTTCTCTTCATTATAATACGCAAAAGTGCGTAAAGTCAAACATTAGTTTTATCACTATTCCTTTTCAGAAATTCATTTATTGCTCTTTCAACCACAGCAGATTTACTAACTCTGGTACTATGGTTTTGTCTTTCTTCTATGTACTCATTCAGCTTTTTAATTGTTTTAGTGAAAAGTGAAAAAGTTGCTTTTTTAGTTTTGTCTTTCATCTTAAAACTCCTCATCAAGTATGTTCTTCAGGACATCCAGATCAGGCTTGTCCTTTTTCTCTGTTACTAATATCCATCTTCTAACCTTCTCTTTCATGATCTCATGAGATTCACCTACTAACATGATAAGACTGTTAATCTCTATCAATTCCGAGATTGTTTCTGAAGAAAGCTCTTTGATTTCTTTTTTCTCTAGTAGTTCTTTCCATTTGTTGTACAGTTTATTTTTGCTGTTCATTTGTTTTTCTCCTCTTCTCCTTCAAGATGCCCAATAGCATCCGTAATAGTATCTGATATAACTCCACACTCACTTGCAACATCTCTGTTTGATGTGTATTCTCCAAGTGCATCGATGTCCAGTTTCAAGATCTCCAGTTTTCTTTTTAATACTTCTAATTCATTCATTTTGTTTTCTCCTTCTTTAAATTTAATATTTTTAAAAAGCCCTGCAAGCTTTGAACCTGCAAGGCTGGAATAATAATAATACTATTTGCAGAAGCCAGCTTGTTCTAAAGCTTCATGAGTGATGCCTTCTGGCATCAGCCGGTCAAACTCCTGATTCCAACAGTCGCAATCTTTTTCGGGGTCACAGGCGCAATCCCCGAAATCTAAATTGTCGTTGGTTGAAAAAATATAATCAATTGTATTTTTAGGCAGTGTGATCACATTACCATCTTCGATATAGAACTCGCTCATTGGAGTTCTGTAGAAAGTTGTTCCCAGTGCAGAGAATTCTTCTGCGTGTTCTGGGATGAAGAAAGGCAAGAATTTCCCTTTTTCGGCGTTCCATTCCCACGCATCGGCGGTGGGCTGGTAAAAGTAAAGAAATAAGCGGTCGTCTGAATTGTTGCCATCTAAAGAAGTGATCCACTTCCAAGGAACGGCTATCCTTAAGAATATATTTTTTAAGAAATCCTCTATAGGGACTTCTGGTGTCTGGGTAAACACAAAATCAGGGAAATATTTTTCCATGTTTACGCCCCTGCCGATCGCTACAGAATAACGATCGTTCGAGATAATAATAATTTTATGCCCAAAACTGGGCTTAAAAATATCCTGTTCCACCCTTGCGAGTGTACAAGCATTTAAACCTTTTGTTGTGACAGTTGACCTGTCACCTTCAACTTTAAGAAAAGTACTTGCACTAAGTGAATACATAGCGTTTCGGATTCTGTCTAAAGTTACTCTCATTTTTTTCCTCCAAGGCCTTTTCAGGCCAGTTTTTTTAATATTTTTGTATCTTCTGGAAGAGCCACAAAAACATTTCTTGTGTATCTTCCTTTTTTCTTTTTCAATCCCTGCATTTTTCTTAGTTCTGCATAAGATACAGGGTTTTTCACATCTATTTCATAAACTGTGCCGTATCTGGCACAATCTGTAATTGTTGATGTGAGATATACCACGCCGCCTGCTGTGCAGTCCATACAGCTTGCACCAGTTGGAGTTTTCAAACTTTTTCCCAGTGGTAGTTCTGCACTGGTAGCATGGTACATTATCATTTTTACACCTCCTTAAATATTTTATCTCCTCTGTATTTGACAGGCTTGGAACTGTCAGCCTTTCGGCTGGCTACATTAGATAGGTTATGTCAAAGATCAGGCAGATATTCGTTTGTGAGGGCTTGCCATGTTTCAGGTCATTTCGTTTCGCTTGTTTTCCGGTCTCAAGTTCAACAGCCTTTCGTTTATCCTTATGTTATAATTGTACCTTATACCGATAACCTAGTCAATTATTTTTTAATTTATTTTCAATTATTTTTAAATTAGATTTTATTTGTGTTAACCATGCGGTTTTTAAAAAGGCAAGTGGTAACCGGTAAATAAAAAAACCGGCACAAACGCACCGGCAAATGAGAGGAAAAACGAACAAGGAAACTAGTTCATTTCTATTATTTTATATTTTATTATTGAACCTGTAGAAACATAGAATTTAATTAAATATGATCCGATTGGTTTTGACGGCATTTGTTTACTTGCGTGCCAATTGTCCAGCTCTAACCATTCTTTTTTATAGCTTGGAATATTAATATGAGAAATTTCTTTAAACTTTATAATGCCGTTTCTAGTCATTTTTATTACTGAATCTTTTTTCACAAAACTATTGTGATTATGTCCTGAAAGGTAAATGTCAGCCTGTGCCATGTTTTTTCTTCTGTTTGTTCCTGTGATACCTGCTGTAACAACTCCGCACTCTTTGCCGTGGGAATAAAATATATCAAAGCCTTGTTTTTTGCCTCCTGCTAAGTGTTCAAAATGCAGTTGAACAAATCCAAAATAACCACCTGCTACGCAATTTGATCCGTTATCGTTAAGCCTTGTAACAAGATTTTCTGTCAGGTCTATTTCTTTTTTGTTCCTGAAACTCAATTCATGGTTACCTTTTGCAATCAGTAACATATTTTCTTTGTAAGGTTTAAGGAACTCGTAAGCATAATTCACAAGTTCGCCTGAATAGTTGTTTGAGTTCAACGCTGCTATTAATTCGCTCTTAGCTGCTCTTTTATCTCCACTTCCTTGCATTGCATCGAATAAGTCTCCGCAATCAATCACAAGCCCTTTTTTAGCCTTTATAAAGTCTAAATGTTTCTTTTGCATTTTATGATCTGAATATTTAGAGTCTAAGTGTCTGTCAGAAGTACAAAGCAGATAAAAACAGTTATCTGTTTCAAGGTTAAACTTTAAATGCACTTTAGCACAATTATTTTTCAGATTGGTTATTTTATACTTCATTTGTTTATTTTTGTTAACTCGTCGAGTCTTTTTAGTTCCTGATATTCCTGTTCTAAATGAAATAATTTAATTGCTGAATCGAATATTTTCAAAAAGAAATTTATAACAGCATCATCAATTTTGTTTTCTGTTTTTAAAGTCAATTCCTGAATTTCTTCAATCTTTTTTCTTCCTGCTATAAAAAAGTTACAAGCTGGAATTTTCAGGGAATTTCTAAGTTCTTCTAGAAGTTGTAAACCCTGTTTGAAAGTGTCCACATAACTAATAAGTTTTGGCAAGTTTCCGATAAATTTTAACCCTGTAAGTAAACCACCGCCACTAATTTTAATACCGCTTTTTAATTTTGAAAAAATACCCATGATACTAACTCCTTTATTTTATAAAATCTTTCAATACAGCCCAATTTAAGGGCATGTAGTTAATAATTAGATTGCCTTTTGCGTCTCTTCTGGCTTTGCCGTTTTCGTCAAACTCAAGTAAACCTGTCCACCTTGAATCGTGTTCGTGTTCTGCCGTAAATGGTCTAATATCTAAATGTAAACCAGGAGTTGCCCAATTCGGGTATATTCCTATTCCGTTAAACCTGTCAATCCTAGTTGCCCAAAAAAATGCATCAAGACAATTCATTCCATCTATACTGATATCAACCGCCATGCCTTTTCCATGATATCCTTTCGAGCCTCTTCTGTAGCTTGATTTTATGGTTATGGCTTTGCCTGTTAAATATCTGAGATAATCAAGCCTGAATATTAAGTCTTTGTGCATTTTCAACGGCTCATTAAATTCATCGGCTGAGAACCATTTCACCTTATCCCAGTCGTTTACAGTCATTAAGTCAAGGTTTTTTCTCCTGCTCATAAAAACAAGCCTTTTAATAGTGTTGTAAGCTTAACCGCCTGTTCAGGAAATTGAGCCGCTAAAAAAACAGTAATAACATAAATAAAGTATTTTATTCTTTTTATTTCCTTGTTTATTTCATTGTCTTTTTTTGTGACCTGTTCCATAATTCCAGGTTTACCATTTCCATTAACTGTTTTTTCAAGCTTATCAACTTTATCAACATGAAATTTACAGGCTGTTATATGTTCGGTTAACACTGTTTTTAGCTCTTCTATTTTGTCTAGTATTCTGTCCTCATTCATACTGTCACCCTCGCTTTGCTCAAATAAATCTAACATCTTGACCTTTTTTTAAACTTCCTACTTTAATTAATTGTTTTGATTTTGTTATATCTTCTGGTGTTACTTCTTCTGGCACTTCTGCACTAAATCTTTTATTATTGAGATTGAATAAATACGCTACCAATTCAGAACAAAAAAATGCTTTCGGGTCTTGCTTTATGAACCACAAGACAAAATGAAAAACGCCTTTAAAATCATAATTTACTTTTTTCTTTACTATATTTAATCCATCTTGCCATATACAGGAGTTTTCAAGTTCTGTCATGGCTGGGTGTTCATATATATCATATATCCAGTCGCCTGAATAACTTGTAAAATTCCTGAGTTTAACACCTGTTAACAATGCTTCTATTTTCTCGCCGTCCCTGAATATAAAGGCATGGCTGTGTTCTGAGTTTTCCCACCATTTTATGAGCTTGTCAAACTTGCCACCTTGTCTGACAACTCCGATATATACTTTATCTTTTTTAAGTTTTAACATTATTTAGCCTCCAATACTTTTATTCTTTTCTTTAAGGCTTTTATTTCTTGTACAACTTCCATTAAAGCTTCTTTACCGTCTTTGTCAAGTTGGTTAATAGCTCTTGCAAGTTGCTTTATACTCTTGTCATGCTTCTTTACCTGTTCTGTTGTAAGCATGCTTATTTCATCATACTTTACACCGTCTGGAACAGGATTTTTACTTGTGTCTGCAACAATTTTATAAGATACAGTTTCCTGAATTTCTTTAATTGGAGTTTTAATAATTTCTGTTCTATATACTGCATCTTCAGAATCTACTACAATTTCTTTTGTTTCATAATTTATAATAACTTCCTGAGTTTCTTTAACCTCAACTTCTTTTGTTGGGTATACATACCACACAAGTTCAGGTGCTACTTCTGCAACATCTTCGGCAGCGTAACCTATACAAGGTGTATCGCTATGTTTAGTCTGAAACTTAATCAAGTCTAAGTCATAAATAATGCTTGAATCTTTATAATTAACTTTATTATTTATCTCGTCAAACTTAGTAATGAATTTTTTATATCTTTTTGATGAACTTTTTTTGCAGATTTCATCGCTTGCATTTATTACAAGGTCTGTTCCTGTATCAGTTGCAAGTCCTGATGCCACAATTCCACCATCGCCAGCGATGCTTAAATAAGTTGTCGTGTCTGAAATAAACTCGATAAGTTTTGTATTATCCTTTTGGATAAAGTTTACATCTTCGTTGCCGTCTATTCCAAAATAAAGCCCGTTCCCTGCGCTGTCTGTTGTGTCGCTATTTGTAACAACTGCATAAACTCCTGTTGAAGCTGCTCTGTGCAAGTGCAACGGCTGTACTGGACTACTCGTGCCGATGCCTACAAGCCCTGGATCTGTTATTAACATGTTATACTTACATGCATCATGGGAATAAAAAGCAAGTCCATTATAAGAAGCATCTGGGAAAATGCCCCATTTCCCACTAGCTGTATTTTCCAAGCGTAATTGTGAAGTTGTGTTGTCTGTCCCATATACATGCAATGCAACTTCTGGACTACTCGTACCGATGCCAATCTTATCAGCAGAAGCATCAACAAAAAATAAGTTAGTATTTGTGTCGCCCTCGATTCTTGTGTCGTACGCTCCGCCTGATTCGTTTAATACGGTGCTGTTATTTACTGTTAATATATCAATCTCGCCTGTTGATATTATTACTTCCTGAGTTAGTGGAAAATAGCTTGAACCGTTGTAAATCTCAAATCTTGTTTCTACTGAATCGTAAGTTACTTCACCTGTCGGTGCGTTTGTTGCACCCTGTTCCATTTTTGAAAGATGAACAAATATTTGATTTATGTTATCTGGAATATCTGTATATTCGCTATCAAGCTGGAACCATTCATAATCAACGCAACCAGAACAAACTACAAATAATACACTTAAAATAATTACTGAAAACTTCATTTTTTATATCTCCTTAATTTTTAATACCCTATAATTTCAAGTAATCCGGTTCCTGTAACAGCATTTCCATTTTCATCAGTCACAATTAAATCAAAACCCGTTGAAACAGGAGGTGTTGGATAACTAGATAATAATGTTGTTTTGTTGTCAATGCTGTGGAAGTGTGGACTGCTTCCGTCTGTAACCATATTTACAACCTGAAATCTATTATAAAATAAATCTGTTGTAAGTGAATATGCACCAGAAGTATAATTAACCGTATGTTTTTCGTTTAATTCATTATAAGTTAATATCGCTTTAAAATTAGATATTTTAGCTATTCCCGAACCGTCTGGATTTCCGGGAAGTGCTGTTGTTTGTGGAAAAAAGAATAGTTTGATGATAACAGCATAAACCGATTTAAATGTATCAGGTACTGTGACATCATTTGCAAATATATAATGTTCTAACGGACTGTTTGACAAATCATATCCACTTAATCTTATAAATGGAATACAATTAACTGGTAGTCCAGATACAGCTTCTAAAATGTAATCTAAAACAACTCTATCGCCTTGCTTTAAATGTTCTGATATTTGATAGTCGCCGCCAGCATCAATACTAATTGCAAACTCTTGAACAAAACAATTACTTGGATTAGATATGAATGCTCCGGATGGTTTTTTATCAACTACATAATTTCTTACATATATATCTTCGTGTGCTGTTAAAGGTTCTACAAATTTTTCAAAGCCAGCATCGATTAGATCTTGAAAAGTTGTAGCATTGTTATCAATAAAAAGATCTTCAAAAGTAGTACCAATGTCTGGAAGTCCAGAATAATCTCTAAAGTTTATACAAGTATATAAGCAATCTTCTATTTCGGCATATTTAGTATAGTAATAATCTTTGTTTGCAAAACTGAGATTTGCAATAACTAATTTTCCAACTCCTTGCGGTACAAGAGTTGTCAAATATGTTGCCATATATGTATCAGATTCGTTGCCAGCAATATCAACACCCACTATATAATAAAACCTTGAACCTGGCACTGGTTCGTCATGGCTTTTTAGCGTTGACTTAGAAATCCCAATTTGTACAGCATTTGCAAAATCAAGATTTTCTGTACCTCTGTAAACTTTATAGTAATCGATTAAAAAACCATTATCTGATTTACAATCTGTCCATTTTAGTTGTACTCTAGCATTAACTACACGACTTCCAACATCTTCTGGCCGTAAAGGTTTTGCAATAATTAAAGTTACTGTGTTCTCTGTATCAGAATAGTTACCAGCAACATCAACCGCTTTGATCATTATATACCATGTTCCAGCTGTCAAGGCTGGTAACAAATGCCTGTCTGTGTCGCCTGTTCTGATTATATTTGTAGCACTCGCCCAATTGTTTGTTTGGCTGTATCTTATTTCATAATCTAAAACATCTAAATCAACAACTTTAGTCCATGTACAAGCTATTTTTTCGCCCTCAATTGTCGCTGCAAAATCTGTTATATCGTTAGGGTTGTTGCTCTTCCCTATCACAGTATAATTTGTTGGACTAACTGTGTTACCCTCGGGGTCTGTAAATTGGTTGAACTCCCAGTTTGATGCTTGAAAGTCTTTAGTTACATATCTAATTGCTAAACTATAAGCAATACCATCCTGTAATCCCTCGAGTATGATAGTGTTATTTTGAGCAGGGAAAAAATCAGATTGAGTAAATTGGCTTTCGCCTGATCTCCTATATCTTGCTTGGATATATTCAGGCGGTTTTCTTCTTCTGAATGTATAGCGTACAGGGTGTTTAACATCTATGAACACACGAGTTATAAAGCTGTTAGTGTAACCTTGTCGCTTCAAACAAGTTTCGTCTGACCTGATGTTGTAAAATTGTGGTTTTTGTGGTTTATTTCTTAAATTTTCCGCTTCTGCTGTTACATTTGGAGTCCATGCAGGTATTGAGCCAGAATCAGCGGAATAAATTGGTGAACCCTCAGGCAATAATGTTAATCTTGCTGTTTGGTTTTTAGCTGGTTTAATTTCAGAAACAATAAAATTTGCTGTTACACTTCCAGACTCACCGAACATGACAATATCGCCAACTTCTGGTTGAGGTTGACCGCTTGCGATAGGCGTTGAGAATGTCAAAGAAGTTTGACCGCCTGCAATTCCAGGAGTGTTTACAGCGTGCGTAATGACTGTAAAATCAGACTTACGAACTGTAACGGCGTAACTTTTTGCAAGCTCTGTTGTAAACTCATTTTCAAAAGATATTGCTGTGCAATCTCCGCCACCGTTGAGCGTAACTCCTGTAACCCTTGCAGAGTCTAAGCCTTTAAGCAAAACATCGTGATTTAGTAGTACTTTTGT